AAGACTATAGTCCTATTTTCATAGCTAAACTTCTTCTTAGCTATAGGATTTAAGCTATCCCTTATAGTCTTAGGGTTAATCCCTGTCTTTCTACTCGCTGCCGCTATAGATTGAAACAATATTTCTGACTTATCATCTGTAAATATAATTCGTATAGGTATATTGTTTTCAAATCCATTAGGCTCTAATTCTAAACCCATTATATAATCGTTTTAATTCAAAATAAATGTTAGCTGTTACAAGTAAAGCTATACCTAATGGTGCACTAATCAAAAAAAATTTAATGTATTTCATAAAATAAAAATAAGCCCCCTTTGAAACATAACTCACACCACTAAGTTAAATAATAATTGTAGGGGGCTATAAGTTTAATAAGATTGTTTTGTTCTAAATGCGTTCATCATGTTAACGATGCCTTGATCTAACTTGTAAGCATCATCCATCATATTGATGACTTTTCTTTCAGCATCTAAATATGAATCTAATTGCTCTTGGAGTTTTTTGACCTTATCTCTAAGCATCTCATTCTCTAGTTCAAGTGTGTCGGTGTAGGTTCCTAGTCTCATAATTATTTCTTTAGACTTATTTTAAATGTGGTTGTGCTATACTTTGGTGCAGGATAAATCATCTCACCAGTTTCAGGATCAACCAATGGTTCTTTGATAGCTTTAAGTAAGCCCTCTCTTTCCTTTAGCTTATACTTTACAGCTTCTACTTCTTGGTTCAATTTTTGCCATGTATAATCACCATCATAGGCATATTTAATACCTGACTCCATCTTAGATAACTCAGCACCTAATACGTCTGCTTTACCTTGTGGGTACTTGTCTAATTCAGCAATAACATCTTCTTTTAATTCGGCTCTAATGCCATCTAAAAGCTGTTGTAATGCTTCAGACTTAACTAACATCTCTAAAGGTGATTCACCTGAATCTCTAAAGTGTGCTACGATTGTTTGCTTTAATAATTCAATGTTAAATTTAGTAGGCTCTATGCTACTCAATTCGATTTTTGGTAATAATTCTAAACTCATGTTTTTATTTTTTGGTTAAATTATCTTTTTTAGCTTTCAATACTGACATTAAATTGTCATCAGAATCAAATGCTTGTTTGTATCCATAATACAAGTCAGTTAATTGCTTTAGCTTAGTACATTTAGCAATCTCAAACATTATTTCTTCTTTACTTGGTCCTTCTTCTACTATCTCTGCTACTACTTCTACTACAGGCTTAGAAGGTTTTTTTGGCTCTTCTACTGCGAAGTCCATTTCTTCTGCAGGAGTAGCTTCGAAACCAGCAGCTTTCATAAGCCATGCTAATAGGTTACGATACGCTTTGCCAATTGCTCTAGTCTGAGCCATTGAGAGTATAGCGTATTCATCAAAATAACGCTTAGTTTTTTCCCCATTGGAACACAAAGCAATACCAGTTGCAACGACCAAACCAGTGTTAATGTTACGAACTTCACAAGTAGCCATATACTTAATAGTAGTTTCATTTGACAAGTCTTTAGTGTCTGTAATAATTGGCATCAATCCTAAAGAAGCACCAGCAAATTGCCATCCTTCTACATTAACAAATTGTTTGCCTTGAATGTTTGAGCTTAATCCTTTTTCTTTGATTAGTTTAGATAGCTCATTAGATAATTGTAGCATTGAGTCTTTATTGATTAACTCATAGCTAGGGTTAGTTTTTTGCAATTCCATTGTAAGTTTTTTGAGTGTTAAAGTAATTAGCTTGTCTTGTTGGGTATTGTTCCCATACTCTAATCAAAGAAGTAATTAGATCAAACGAAGCCTGTGAATAGTTAATTTCGTGCAAGATTTTTGCAACTAAGAGTTTTTTGTCATTGTCTGACATTTGATGGAAGGTTGATAACATATTGTGTTGGTTTATGGTTTAACGTAATGCGTAAATTACCTCTGGTAATCTGCCTAAAGTTTTTAGGATTGACTCATATTTCTCAAAATAGAATGGTATGTAATTAATGTCTCTATGGAAATTATTTACTGCATGTAATACTGTTGTTCTATCTCTATGAAAATATGGTGCTATCTGTGATGCTCTTTGTCTATATGTTGTATGCAAAATATAAAAAGCCATATTTCTAGCCATTACAAGCTCAAAATTTCTTCTTCTGCATATCATCTTACTAACAGGCAATCCAAATTCATTTGCCACAATTTCAATTACTTGCTTATATATTTCAGTATCTAAGTCAAGTCTTTTATGTGCTAATAATGTACCTCTTGGAACTCTTTTAACTTTCTGTGTACTCATTTAATTGGTTTTTAAGTGTTTCTAATCTCTTCTCAAAATAGGTTTTTAGGATTTCGTGCATTTCCCAATCTCCTTTTTCTATCCTTGTCTCAATTAAATACCTACTCAAGCCTGTTAACTGCATGAGTTTTTTGATGTCTCCATGTCTAATCATGGATCTATAATCCTTTACCTCAATCATAGTTTACTTTTTATAATGGTTTAAATGTCTGTCGATCCCATTGATACAAGCCTCAAGACTCGCATAGAAAGAGGCTCTCCAATAGTAGAACTTGCCATTTAGGATGAAATTATCCCATTTAATAATCATTCCTTTATAGGTAAAACGCTTTGAGATTTTACCATTGGAATTTACATAGGTTAGTTCTTCTTTGACTCCTTTTCTTTTTAAGTCTTGAGTAATCTTGTTCATGGGTTTTTAGGGGTTTTTGTTTTATTCGTTGGGGGAAGTTTTTGTCTCTAGGATTTCAAACATCTCCAAAGGCTCTTGGTTAGATAATTTGATGAAAATGTCATAGGCATCATCTTTGTTAAGCCTTAAGCTACTAGGGACATATAAACCATCTTCTCTAGTAAGCCATACTGTTTGACCTGTGATAAGATCTGTCTTGCAGATAAATTCAAATTTTTTCATAGTTTATTTGTTTATTTGATTTAAGATTTTATTTTGTAAGTCAATAGGTAAATCAGTACAACTGATAACCTCTTCATCTTCATTTTTGTCTAAATCCAAAATAGCTTCATCATAAGATCCGTAAATAACAACATCTTGATTGCCATCTGAAAATTGAAACATAGCATTTTCAGTTCTGCTGTAGATTACATAGTCATTTGAGTTTAAAGTTTTCATAGTTTTAAAGTTTTTGGTAAAATTAGAACTTATTTATAATATTTTAAAGTTTTTTATGAAGTATTTTTTGAAGTTTTTTTGCAATGTGTATATATCCTATCATTTCAGGATGTTCTTTTATAATGTCTATACAGGCATTATATAAAATGTTAACATCAATCATTTCAAGCTCAACATTAACAATTTGTGTCATAATTTTTTCATCGATAACGATGTGATTCATTTTCATAGTTTTTTGATTTAGAAATTAAAAGTATAAAAGGTTTTTGTGTGTACCAAATTTTTGTTGGGTTTTTGCCAAAGATTTTTGTGGGTTTTTTGGGGAGTTTTTGCATAGGGTTTTTGTTAGGTTTTTGCGACTGCAATATAGTTGCATACATATACTACAAAGCATACATATGCAGCATACATAGTACAGCCCAAATATTACCTATTTAGAGCCCCAAATTTGCCCTAAAATTATCTAGCAAGGTAATTGTACCATTTAGCCTTTACCTGTCTAATTTCGGCTTTAAATAGCTTTTTTGCTTCTCTCTTTGTGCAATAAATATATTTTCTTGTAATTAATTGGCTGTTAACTACTGCGGTTAACTTAAAAAAGCCATTTGGTAATACTTCAAAGCTAATAGGTTCCATTGTGTTTGATTTTTGGTTAAGACTAAGCCCCAATAAATGGGGCAAAGTTTCGCTGCATTACAGCTCGTCAGTTAACCTACAGTAAAACCCTGTCATTGTAATATGGGCATAAAATCTCCTCTAATTCCTCCAATTTAATTTGATCTAAAAGGGTTTTAGCTTTAAAAATGGCATAGCCATCTCTTCTCATTTCATCTTTAATATCCTCTAAAAAATACTGTTTTTTGCCTTTTGGCATTGAGTCAAGAAATAAAGTAAACATTTCGTAATGTGTCAAATGCTTTTCAGCCTGTTCGATGTCGGATAAAAATTTACTTTGTGCAATAGAATAAATGCTCATAATTTGTGGTGTTTTATTGGTTATTAAATGTTATTTATAATTTCTTCTAAATCTTCAAAGCCGTCTAAATACGAAAATTCATCTGGATTTTCATATATAACCTCTGCAATATTTTGTGGCAAGTCTGGTAAATCCTTAACCTCAAAGGAATTAAAAGAAACAAGGTTGCCATATCCGTTGAATTGTACATAATTATCTTGAAACCTCCAATCTCCGAAGTGTGCAGATCTAACAGCCTCAAAGGAATTAGTACTAAAAAAAGTACTAAAAAATTCTTCATCGTTTCCATATACTTCGGACTCATCGGAAGTCCTCCAACAATAGGTGTTGTTTAATTGTATTAAATCTTCGGTATCAAGGTTATTCATTGCCTCAATTATTAGGCTAATAATTTCCTCTTTTGTTGTTGGTGTTGTTGTGGTGTTTGTCATTTTATTGTGTTTTTAGTGTTTAAATAGATTTTATTTTTAGCAGCTTAATGAGCTTAATTCCGCCAATATTGTCATTTCTTTTTTATGTGCTTTGATGTATTCGACCATACACTCATATTCAGGCTTAGCTCCGTCATTGTAGCTGGATGTATCATAAATAATATACCAACTTAAAATATCATCGTAAAGTACATCATATGAATAATCATCTACTTTTATAATGACTGAGTAAAGTTTGCTAAAAAGAAAAAAGCTATAAGAGGGTTTGTTTGTCATTGTGTTAGGTTTTATTTTGTTTTGTCTTTAATTGTCTCAATTATTGTCTTGCCCAAAGCATATACAGGAATACAAATAATGAGGATGAATACTAACTCGGTTAATGTAATAAATTGGTTCATGTTATTTAGTTTTTAATTGGTTAATGATTAATAAAATGACATTGTAAGTAAAGGCTACAAATAAAGTAAAGCCTACTAATTGGATGATGTTTGATAGTGTTTGCATAGTTGTAAAGTTTATTTAATTGATTTAATATTAAGATGCAAAAGCAAAACCGATTAACCATAATAAAGAAACCGATAAAAAGATAATTGCATCAATTGACCATCCTTTGTTTTGTGTGTTTGTGTTTTTCATTTTGACTTGTTTTATTGTTTGTTTGATGACATAAAGATAAGTACTAAATCAATACAAAGTACAAAATATTGTAAATATTTATAAAAAAGTTTAAATATTATTAGTGTTGTAACATTAAATTGATATATAACTATATAGTTATAATATATTATATTATAATACTATTATATAGTAACTATATAATTATATAGTAACTATATACAATAAAGATATAATAGGGTAAGTATTATTTAATTAATTAGTCTTATTAGTTCTTAGTTGTCGAATTTGAGCAAGTTGCAAGTCATTAAATTAATCACTAGCTTTGCCCTAAGTGAAGAGGGTGGGGGAGAGGCTATTTAACATAATATTATCTATAAGATAAATAGATTAGATGGTATATACCCCCTACCTTGTTTTTTAGCGTAGAAGAAATAGGGGATGGCTTGTGCCCCCTAAAATTCTGATACCAAACAATGACTTTAATTTTTTTGTATTTTGATTTTTTTTATTTTGTAATAGACACATTAAAATAAAATATAATATAACAACACAACAAAAATGAACGCAGAATTTAAAGAAATAAGTAAAGAGGCTTTTATCATAGCCTATAAGGAGAACTTTGGCAATATCACCATTAGCTGTGAAGCAGCAGGGGTATCAAGAGGAATGTACAAGTCTTGGTGCGAGAAAGATCCTGAGTTCAGAAAGCGTTTAGCTGAAATAGAGCCTGAAGAGATAATGCTTGACTTCGGAGAGCAGAAGCTAATGGAGAGGATTGCTAGGGGTGATACCTTAGCTACGATGTTCCTACTAAAAACCAAAGGAAAGCGTAGAGGCTATATTGAGAAACAAGAGGTTGCTCACGAAGGAGATGTAGTAAAGCAGATTACGGTGAATGTAGTTAGACCAGAAGAACTACCGAATATTCAAAAGCAGTTAGATGGTGATGAGCATAAAGAGTTACCTGAAGGGGAGATTATTAACTTTGATACTCAAGTAGAACCAGGAATGGTTATCCCAGCTACAATGGCTAGTGAAATCGATGAAATTCCGTTGTATGACCATGATAAAGGCGAATATTTAGACCTAAATGACCAAGATGAATACGAAGAGTAACCTAAAATCAATTTAAAGGGCATTTAGAGACGATTTAAGACACTTTTAGTATAAAATAGTACCATAATACCAAAAAGAGAAAATAATGGCTTAAAAAGCCTTAAAACCAACATGAATGAACGTAACTACCAACAAAGTATTCCAAAT